GTTGTGATGGAGAGACGTGATGCTGGCGTGTTTATGGCCAACCTGGAGAAGTACTTTCTCGACTTCGGGTTCGTCATGGAGGTTGGGGATCTGGTGGACACCTTCGAGCGTGTCAACTATTGCCAGACTCAACCGGTGTGGGGCCCTAACGGGTGGGTCATGGTACGTGACCCTCGTAAGAGCGTTGACAAGGATCTTGTCAGTGTTCTTGACCTAAGCACACCCATCGCTGGTATGAAGTGGGCCCACGCTGTGGGCACGTGCGGCCTGGCCATGACCGGCGGCACCCCCCTTCAGGAGTTCTATGAACTCCTCAAACGATCCGGAACACAGGGCAACGTGGTGGAACACCCATGGATGGATGGTGGGTTCACCCGCATGTCAGCTGGAATGAAGTTAGCCAAGGGCAATGTCTCCCCTGAGACCCGCGTGTCATATTGGCGCGCGTTCGGCATTCTGCCGGATGTCCAGACAGCCATGGAAAAGGTATGGTCAGGTATGACACTTACCTTCTCAGCAGGGGAAATCGTGAACCAGCTTTCCCTTCTTCGCTTAGTGTTTTAGTATGGCAAAGAGATCTAATAACAAGCCTTCGGGCAAGAATAAGAATAAGCCCGCCCGCAGCAGGACCGGATCGGGGAAAACGAGAATCATGGACACTCAGTTGGTCAGGCTAGATGCAGCTGCACTTGCTTATCGCCGCTTACTGCTTGACCCGTGCAATGCGCCGCTGGTGGCCCCCCCCTACGCGGGGTTCGGCTCCGGCTCGTATCTGCGCGTTAAGTCAACTATCGTGGCGGCAGCATTGTCCACTGATGGCGTTTTTGTGTTCCAACCTGGCACAAACCTTTGGTGGTCGGGAGCCACCAACACTGCTGGCAATTCCATTCCCATGAGCGCAGCCGGACCGATATACAACATCGCCGGGGTGAATCAACTGCGAGCTCTGGCTGCGTGTGTCAAAGTGCGTTACACGGGGGCGGAGGGAAGTAGGGCAGGGACGATTGGTCTGATGGTTGGGACCCCGCATTATATGCCTGCTGGGAGCGCCACTGCCGTCGGTGGTCTGAACGTCTGCCCCTTCGTCAGCAGGTTTGGCGAAACAGCCCATGAGGTGAAATGGATGCCGTCTGCAGCGGATGAGGAGTTCCACGACTCATCACTAGCATTTTTCCAACCACGTTCCAGCTGCTTGACCATCATCATTCAGGGTGTCACACCAGGGTCAGTTCAGGTTGAGATCACCACCGCCTATGAGGTGGAGGGAACGACTGTCAACAGTACGCCCATGGTCGCCACCTCTCCGCCGTCATCCAACACCACGAACCACATCCTGCGTTCCCTTGGAGACTACACCATGTGGGCGTTTTCGAACGTGGCCGTACCCGTTCTTAAGGCAACAGCACATGCGGGAGTGGCGATGTACACTAGAGGCGCTTATGCCCGCGTTGTCAACCAGAACAGAATCGGCATGATGTGAATGTAGTTGTAGTTGATACGTAGCACAATAAGTCGAGTATGATCTGTACAAAGGTCCCCCTAGCGCAAAAAGTTGGTCACTTACTAGCGTGGGAGCAGATAGGAAAGATGTATGAAAACACAAAACACAAAAAGAGCTTATTTAGTGGCTAGCTGCTTAGGGTG